ACTGAAGACGGGCATCCCTGCGGGCGGCAAGAAGCCCGCCGCAGCCCCCAAGGCTCCGAAGCCCCCTGCCGCACCGAAGCCGCCCAAGCCGAAGTCTACGAAGGAAGTGAAGCCGCAATGAGCCACATGGACGACCTCAACGCCCTCATGTCGAGGGTCAACAAGAGCGGGGACAAGGATTCGATCAAGTTCGTCAGGAAGTTGATCGCAGCGGTCAAGGAAGGCGACAAGGGTGCCGTCAGGGGCATCGTCCACTTCAACAGGGATCAGGCGAATCTCGTACCTGCATCGGTCACCAAGTGGCTCAAGGAGGAAGCGATGGGGGAGAACATCCAAGAGAACGAGTGGGGCGGCGGCTTTCAGACTTACAAGGATGCTCACAGGGAAGTCCAAGCGGGCTTGAGAGCCGACATGGTCAAGCAGCGCAACAAGACGCTTGCTCTCATGGTTCAAGTCATCCGTGGAGAGATCAGCAAGCAGAAGTTCAAGAAACTCACGGGCAGCAGTTTCGATGACCTGATGAAGAACGCCAAGTGGTACATCAACCAAATCAAGCGGATGCCGAAGTCGAAACTCGCTCCCGTCGCTCCCGCTTCCGCTGCGCCCACCGCCACCGAGAGCGTGGACATGGACATCCAAGAAGCAGAAAAGGCAGTCGCTCCCAACGATGATGAGTTGCGCCGCCTTCTTGATGCCGCAAATGAGATTCGTTGGGGTCGTAGTGGACATCATTACCACCAACGGGATGTCGAGGTGAAGAAACTCCTCAACAAGGCGAAGAAGTTTGCGATGGTGACGAGGGACGAGGGGCTTCAGTTGAGTTGGATTGACTTGAACTATTTCTACAAGCACATCAAGGTCAGGAAGCCCAAGCCCAACCTCAACCGCAGTTTCGGTGGAGTCCATGATCCTAGTTCCTACGGCAGGGGCGGCGTGGCTGACTCCTACGAAGCCGAAGGCGATGACATCCAAGAGAAGGTCGAGATCGACGGTCGCACCCGCATGTACAGGGAAACCGTGATGCGGCTTGAGCAAGCACGGAAGATCAGGGAAGGAAGGGCTAAGGCTATGCAGGAGAACCGATTCGGTGGTCTGTACGACGATGGCAGCGGCAAGGGAGCGATGATCCCCGCCCCCGTGGACTTCAACTTCCACGAGGCGATGAAGGTGGTCGAGAAGTACCGCTCCCTCCGTGAGAAGAAGAAGACCTTGCTCGGAGGAACGATGGGCGAGACGGCAGGGAACACCCAACTTGCTTCGTTTCTCAAGAAGTACAAGCGCAACGAAGACATCAACAATCATAGCGAGAATGTTGTGCTGCTTGCGAAGTTCGTCGGTTCATCGGATGAGATTGCGCAGGCAAATAGGATTTTGCGAGATCACGATGCGCTTGGATACCTGTCACCTGAACTCAGCAAGGAGCAATATGCGCTCTACATGGCGTTGAAAGCCAAACTCCTCGCCAAGTATCCCAATGTGAGGGGGAATTTCACCGTTGAAGGTTACGACCCCAACAGCAAGGAAGAGAACTTGAATGCGGCTGTCGCCATGAAGGACGGCAAGTTCTCCATGCAGGAGACGAAACTCTCCCCGAAGCAGAAGGAGTACAGGCAGTTCTTCGCCAAGGCTCTGAAGAAGTTCGGGCACGAGTCCCCCGCCGACATGGATGACGGCGAGAAGAAGAAGTTCTTCAATTGGGTCGAGAAGAATTGGAAGGGCTGATGCCGAAGGTCACGGTCAAGTTCAAGGGAGCCAAGTCGGCGGGCGAGTTCGCCGCCAACTTCGCCATTTTGGATGACGGGGCGAAGGTCACCACGAGCGGCAGTTCCGCAACGGTGACCTCGTCGAACCCCAAGACCGTGGCTCTCGTCAAGCAGATGGCGAGGGACATCGTGGAGGACAGGAGGTTCGGCGGCATGGTCGATGCCATGCTCGGAACCATCCGAACCTGCCTCTCGGAGGACAGGGCTGTGCAGATGAGCCTCTTGGACGGCTCCGTGCAGACGATGTCTCCCGCACACGCACAGGCGTTCGCCCGTGCGCACGACAGGCTGAACGAGGAAAACCAAGGGGCGTTCCTGATACTCGCATCGGAGAGCAAGGATGCGTATGCCCGATGCTTGGGCTTCGCAAGGAAGAACGAGGAAACCTACTAATGGGCTACACGCAGATCGTCAAGACACAGAAGCGCATCGTCTTCTCCGCCAACGGCACGAACACGGGCATTGGGGCGACCGCCTCCGCATTCATTGATGTGGACGGACTGACCGCCACCTACGGCATCGCCAAGGGCTTGCAGTATGTGAGGGAGTCGGGAATCACCAACGGATCGGCCTCCGTGTCCCGCATCGTGTCGGGATCGACCGCCTTCAATGTGCAGTTGTCGGGTCACATCGTGTTCACGGGACAGGCTGCGGGCGAGTACAACTTCGAGCGTTGGACGCTCAAGGCTCCGCAGGGAATCGACCCGAACGGCACTATCGGCATCAATGCGGGTGCGGGCACGGTCATCGTCGAGGTAGTCCTCTGACGGGGATTGATAAATAAGCCGAAAGGGAGAAGAAATGAAACTGATCTGCGAGGTAAACGAGGGTATTGAGGTGCTGACCGAGGAGAAGAACGGTCAGAGGCAGTACTTCATCGAAGGCACCTTCCTCCAATGCGACATCAAGAACCGCAACGGTCGCATCTACGAACACAAGATGCTGACCGACAAGGTCAACAACTACATCAAGGAGTTCGTGCAGCCCCGCAGGGCGTTCGGTGAACTCGGTCACCCCGAGGGACCGACCATCAACCTTGAGCGTGTGTCCCACATGATCATGGAACTTGCCCCCGATGGGAAGAACTTCTACGGCAAGGCGAAGATCACGGACACCCCCTACGGCAAGATCGTCAAGAACCTCATCGACGAGGGTGCGAAGTTGGGAGTCTCGTCCCGTGGTGTCGGCTCCCTTGAGGAGCGCAACGGTGCGTCCTATGTCAAGGACGACTTCAGGCTCTCGACCGCCGCCGACATCGTCGCTGACCCCTCCGCCCCCGAGGCTTTCGTGCGTGGCGTGATGGAGGGTCGGGAGTGGATCTACGAGAACGGTCTGCTCGTCGCCAAGGAGATCGACGAGATCAAGGATCGGATCAGGAAGACCTCGGCAAGGAAGTTGGAGGAGGCGAAGATGGACGCTTTCAGGCGTTTCATCGGTCGTCTCTGACCACCAATCCAACCCGATGCCTACATAACAATCACCAAGGAGTACCCATGGATTACGAGAGCAATGACGAGATCGAAGAGATCATCCTCGACGAGGAGGACGATGACACCTCCATCGAAGAGGCTGATTCGCAGAGCATGCAGATGGCGAACCTGAATGCCAAGCGTGGCGGGGTCGTGAATGCGAATCCCTCTGCCGCTAGCGGTGTCGCCAACGCCTCCCCTGCGGGAGCGGGCAGCGGCAAGTACGCAGGTCTGTACAAGGACGGAACGGGCGGCGGCGTGATCGTCCCCGAACCCGTCGATACGGGTGTTCCTGCGGGCGATGCCAGGAAGAAGTTGAACGCAAGCGTCAAGGCGAAGAAGGCGATGCGTGGCGAGGATGTGGATGTCCACATGGATGCCATGTTCGACGGCGAGGACCTCAGCGAGGACTTCAAGAACAAGGCTGCGACCATCTTCGAGGCTGCGATCAACGAGCGTGTCGAGTCGATCCGCACCGAACTTGAGGAGGAGTACAGCAACCGCCTCGTCAGCGAGATTGAGGAGAACAAGAAGTCTCTCACCGAGCAACTCGACTCCTACCTCTCGTATGTCGTGCAGGAGTGGATGGAGGAGAACCGCCTCGCAGTCGAGAAGGGCATCCGCACCGAGATTGCCGAGGGCTTCATGGAGGGACTCCGCAACCTCTTCACCGAGCATGACATCATGGTGCCCGAGTCGAAGGTGGACATTGCCGACCAACTCGCTGAAACCGCCGATGGACTCAAGTCCCGCCTCGACGAGGAGATGCGCAAGAACATCGAACTGACCGAGCAGGTCAGGGAGTTCCGCCGCCATCAAATCCTCGACGAGATGAGCGACGACCTCACCCTCTCGCAGAAGGAGCGTTTCCGCACCCTTGCGGAGGGCGTGACCATCGACGGCGGCGACGACGACATCCGCAGGAAGTTGGGTGTCATCCGTGAGTCGTACTTCAACGGCAGGGGTAGGCAGACCATCCTCACCGAGGAGACTGCCGCCACCGTGGAGGAAGGCATCGACGAGGAGCCGACCTCGGCTCAATCTCAACAGTACATCAGCGAGTCGATGAAGGCTTATGCCGACACGCTGCGCAGGATTTCCAAGCGGTAAGCAACCGCTGCACTAGATACAAACAACCTTTTCAGACAAGGGAGAAGACAAAGCAATGGAACTGACGATTTCCGAAGCCCTTCAGAAGAAGTGGCAACCCATCCTTGAACACGCTGACTTGCAGCCGATCAAGGACCCGTACCGCAAGGCGGTTACGACCATGCTCCTTGAGAATCAGGAGCAGTACCTCCGTGAGGCTGCGCCCACCAACTTCAGCGGTGCGCAGATCGGCGGACAGGAAGGCGGCGGCAATGTGGCTCGTTGGGACCCGATCCTGATCAGCCTCGTTCGCCGTGCGATGCCGAACCTGATCGCCTACGACATCTGCGGCGTTCAGCCGATGAGCGGTCCCACGGGACTGATCTTCGCCATGCGCAGCCGCTACATCAACCAAACGGGTTCCGAGGCTCTCTACCAAGAGGCTGACACGGCGTTCGGTGGCTCGGGTTCGTCGGGTTCGACCGCTCAAGGCGTGAACACGACCGATCCGTTCGACATCAGCGGCGTTGATCCGTTCGGTTCGGGTGCCCTTTCCGCCGCTACGGGTGTGAAGGGAACTGCGGGCTACACCACCTACAAGGGTGAAGCCCTCGGTGACGCTGCGGGCAATCCGTTCCCGCAGATGGCGTTCAGCATTGAGAAGACGACCGTCGAGGCGAAGACCCGTGCGCTCAAGGCTGAGTACACGATGGAACTCGCCCAAGACCTCAAGGCGATCCACGGTCTTGATGCCGAGACGGAACTCGCCAACATCCTGTCGAGCGAAATCCTCGCAGAGATCAACCGTGAGGTCGTCCGTGTCATCTACGCCAACGCCAAGTTGGGTGCCAAGAGCGGCACCACGCAGACGCAGGGCGTGTTCGACCTGAATGTCGATTCCAACGGTCGTTGGTCGGTCGAGAAGTTCAAGGGTCTGCTCTTCCAGATTGAGCGTGAGTGCAATCAGATCGCCAAGGAGACTCGCCGTGGCAAGGGCAACTTCATCGTTTGCTCGTCGGATGTCGCCTCGGCTCTGTCGATGGCGGGTGTCCTCGACTACGCCCCCGCCCTCAGCACCAACCTCAATGTGGACGACACGGGCAACACCTTCGCAGGTGTCCTCAACGGCAAGTTGCGTGTCTACATCGACCCGTACTCGTCGATGACCACCTCATACGACTTCTTCATGGCGGGCTACAAGGGTTCGTCGGCTTACGATGCGGGTATGTTCTACTGCCCGTATGTCCCGCTCCAAATGGTGAGGGCAGTCGGTGAGCAGTCGTTCCAGCCGAAGATCGGCTTCAAGACCCGCTACGGCTTGGTCAACAATCCGTTCGCCACTCTTGATGCCAACGGTCTTTCGGTCGCTGATCCGTATGCAAGCGGTGCGACTCGCAAGAACATCTACTACCGCATCGTCAAGGTCACCAACCTCTTCTGATCGGTCGTAGGACAGTCACCTGTCCAACAACAGGGAGTTTCGCTACGGGGCTGCATGGAGAAATCCATGCAGCCCTTTTCCATAGATACAGGGATGGAACCGTTCCCCCGTGTCCCCGACGACATCGTGCAGAGTGCGCTGAACCGTCAGCCCGTCAACACGAATGTCGCCTACTCGACCAACTTCCGACTGATGATCCCGAAGGTGCGGAGCGGCATCTACTTCTGCACGGAGGTGACCTTCCCGTCCCTCACGATGGAACCCGTGAAGGTTCCCGTGCCCTTCGCACCCTCGCTCAAGTTCTTCGGCAACAGCATCGAACACGGCGACCTCACGGTCAAGTTCATCGTGAACGACGACTACAGCAATTGGAACGAGATGTCCGATTGGTTCAAGAACAGCCTCAACTACTACGGCTTCTTCAGGGACAACTCACAGGCGAGGCTCCTCAATGTGATCACGGACGGCGGGCAGTTGCTCATGCTGAACAACAAGAAGCACCCCGTGGCGAGGGTTCTGTTCGACGGGTTGATGATCACGAGCCTAGGTGCGCTTCCCATGAACTCGGGGGTCGCTGACAACACGATCCTCACCTGCGATGCGACCTTTCAGTTCACATCCTTCGACATCAAGGAACCCTAATGGCATCCCCGCACCCGTCGAATTGGATACAGACGCTCACCGACTTCGGGCAGTTGGGGAACCAACCCCTCAACACGAACCTCGCAAGCAGCACGAACTTCAGGTTCATGTGCGACAAGGTGCCTGGGGTGACCTACTTCTGCACCTCCGTGACCACGCCCTCCTTCTCGGGGAAGCCCACTTCCTACAACCATATGTTCGCCGCCAACGACATCAAGTTCCCTGGCGGTCGGTCGCCATCCGACCTCTCGCTGCGGTTCATCGTCAACGAGGACTTCAGCAACTACATGGAGATGGTGCGGTGGCAGCGTTCGGGCGTTCCGTACCGTGACTTCAAGGAGATACAGCCCGAGTACAGGGGCAACAGGAACGACGGGCGGCTACTCCTCCTCAACAACAAGAAGAACCCCGTGATAATGATGTCGTTCTCGAACCTCCTGCCCACGCAGATATCGGGTTTCACCCTCAGTCACTCGGAGTCCGACCCGACCCCGATCAGCGCAACCGTGACCTTCGTGTTCGAGGCTTTCCGAATTGACCCCGTGTCCTAGGGACGGGGCTTGCGGGACTGCATGGGCGGCTTCGGACGCTTGACGGACACCCTGCTTCGGCGGTCGGACGGACTCAGAGACTTGACGGACTGCTTCGGTCGCTTGGGCTTGACGATGGATTGGCGGCGGGGCATCTGCCGTATGTAGCCCTAAATAGGGACATGAACCTGAACCCCCTCCTCGGGGTGTTCGTGGTGGCGGTGACCTTTTCGGGATGTGCATCCACGCAGAACACCCATAAGCCAACGGTCACCGAAGGCTCCTCCATCAACACGATTCAGTCGATCACCGATCACATGGATCGGGACATTGCCGACATCAAGGAGGATGCCACCTACATCCAAATCGAGTCGGAGAAGGCTGACAAGGAACTCGACTTCATGTACGAGAGGGTTCCCACCGAGGACAAGCCCCGCATGGATAACGCCATCGACTCCGTGTGGGAGATGCGAACCCATGCGGATCAGATCGTGGTCGCATCGGACAGGCTTCAGGAGGAGAACGACAAACTCCAAGAAGTCATGGCGCAGGTGAAGCAGATGGAGGACAGGGTCGCTGAGTTGCAGAACCTCGAAAAGGAGGGTC